ACAAATTGGCGGCACTGGATCATCCGGCAATGCGGGCTACACCCAAGGCCAGAACCCCTATCTGTACCAGATGGGCGATGCCTTGGTGCAGCAGAACACGCAGAACTTCAACCGGAATGTGATGCCGCGCATTGGTTCGGCGGCGATGGCGACCAATGGCTACGGTGGATCGCGCCAGGGTGTTGTTGAGGCAAACGCCATCAACGACCTGAACACCACCAACGCCAACGCGCTGGCAAGCCTCTACGGCAACGGTTTCAACACCGCCCTGCAATACGACCTGGGCCGACGCAACAACGATCTGGGTTACTTCGGCGCGGCGAACTCCTACAACCTGGGCATGGGCAATCTGGGGTTGGGCTATGCCGGTTTGGATCGACAAATCGCCAACGACAACATGAGCTGGGGCCAGCAGGGCTACAACAACAACATGGGGTTGTGGGGCCAGTTGATGAACAACAACCAGACCGGCATCGGCGCAGGAACCAACATCCAGAACACCCCGCAGGGCTACTGGCAGCAGTTCGGCAACCAGTACAACTCCATAGGCCAAGGCTACGGAACGCAGACGTCAAACGGCGGCGGTGGCAATCCGATCATGGGGGCGCTGGGTGGTGCGCAGTTGGGCAGCCAAGTTGCCAACTGGTGGAATGGCGGCGGCAGTGGGACTGGCATGACTGGTTCAAACGCTCCGGCATCGAGCTACAACATTGGCAGCTTTGACTACGGCATTGGCGGTGGCGGTGGTGGCGGGCTGGGGTTGAAGTTCTGATGCACTACCTGCCATCCACCATCCCTTCAGAGGCCGCTGCAGCACTTGCACCGGCCTTTGTTCATTCTGACGTTGCCAACGTCGAGGACTGGATTGAGCGATGCAAAGCAGACCTCGCCCAGCTTTGGCGGCACAACGATTACTGGCTGATTTCAGAGGTGCAGCAAACCAAAAACGGCTTGGCTGTGCACCTCGCGTATTCGGCGGGGGTGTATGAGCCGTGTTTGGTGGACGAGGTCAACGAGTGGGCTAAGTCCATCGGATGTGTCCGCTCCTACTTCTCCGGGCGTCCCGGTTGCCAGCGTCGCCGCAAGGATTACCGGCTGCGCTACATCACTATGGAAAAGGATCTTTAAATGCCAGAAGCAATTCTCGGGCCGGTGGCCGGTGCAGTCGTGGGCGGGATAATGAGCGATGGTGGCGGTGGTCAGCAGACCGCTACAAAAGACCCTTGGGGGCCAGCACAGAAGCCGCTGCAAAACAGCCTTGAAACGGGCCAGGGGTTGGAGAACTACTACCAGCAAAACCCGTTCAATCCACTGCAACAGGCTGGCTACCAGAACCTGTATGCAGACCTGGACAACTTCCGCAACGTCATGGCCCCCCAGGCGATGGCGTTCAACAACCGGATGATGAACACCAACTACCAGCGCAAACCAGCAGGGGCTGAGCTTGGTGGGGCATTCACTCCGATCAGCGCATCGCAATTCCTGCCTCCTGAAATGCGTATGCAGCAGGGGGGCATGGGTTCCTCTGGCGGCGGCGAGGTATTGAGCACTCGACCCACACAGATCGACCCGAGCCAATACTACTCGGGCCTGCCTTCGTCTGGTGGCGGTGAGGTGGTCAGCACCAAGCCGACGCAAATCGACCCGAGCCAGTATTACTCTGGCGGCGCACAGGGAGGCGGCCTGTCTGGCGTGATGGCTGGGTTGGGTGGAATGCCCGGCTTGGGAGGCATGGGCGCAGCCAGTGCGCAATTGGGCGGCGGTGAAATCGTCAATACCAAGCCACTCGCGGTGGCAAGCCCTGGCCTGTTGTCTGGCGGCGGGTACGGCATGTCCGTGGTCGCACCAAACAGCCAAAGCTACGGCCTTCTGAACTGGCAAGAGCTGAACCCATTCACGGCCACCAACGGCATCCCCAAGCCCGCACCGGCCGACGACCAAAAAACCGTGCAGCAATTGATCCAGGAAGAGATGGACCGCCGCGCAGCCGCGCAGGTTGATCCCTATTACGCAGCCAACGGGGGGGCATAAGACATGGGACTGCTCGATTTTATGAACACCCAAGAGGGCCGCATGGGGTTGGGGCTGCTGGCATTGGGTCAGGCGCCACGCTCACAGGCTATGCCTGGGTTGTTGAGCCTCATGAACTCGATGGACGTTGCAGAGCAGCGCAAAGCCGAGTCGGCATGGGCCAACACCCAGCGGGATCGGCAGCAGAAGGAGTGGGCTGCAAAAGATGCGGCAGCGCAGCGCGATGCGGAAATTCAAGCGGCCATTCCGAGCCTTTTTGGTTTCACATCACAGGGCAGCGTATCCATCCCCGAGATGGGTGGCGTTCCGTTCGTGTCACAAGGCGTTCAGGTTGACCAGCCAAGCATTCGATCCAATACCGGATTTGATGTGCAGCGGGCCTTGCAACGGGGCATGTCGCCTGAGCAGATCCAAAAATACGCCGAGCTGTCCAATATTGGCCGCCAGGAAGTGGTGCGCACTGTCTCGGGTCAGGATGACCAAGGCAGGCCGGTCACGTACCAGTTCGACAAGTTTGGCGCTCCTGTTGGCAAACCTGTGGCTGAGTGGAAGGCTCCCGTTAGTGTCAACCAAGGCGACCGCACGACATTTGTGGACGCGGTGACATTGCAGCCTCGTTCATCCTTTGGGGTGAATATGAGCGCGGCAGAGCGTGATGCGTCTGCTCGTGGCTGGGCAAGCAACAGCCTTGCCCGCCAAAGGCTGGATTTCGACATGGGTGGCGGTGCAGAAGCCGGAAAGCCTCAGTACAAAGATGGCAACTGGGTCATGCCTCCTCGCGGCCTACAGCCAGGGCAATCGGTTCCTGCGATGCCCTCTGCTGGCGTCAAAGATGCCAACGAGGCTCTGGCGCTGATCGACCAAGCCAAGAAGCTGATTCCCAACGCGACGGGCAGTTACCTTGGCAGCGCAATGGACACCGTGGCACGCGCCTTCGGCAAGTCAACCTCTGGAGACATTGCCACCGGCCAACTGCAAGCCCTGGAGGGTGCGCTGGTTGCCAGGATGCCAAAGATGAGCGGGCCGCAGTCCGACAAAGACGTCATGCTCTACCGCCAGATGGCAGGCGTGATCGGTGATCCAACGATCCCTACAGAGCGCAAGCTGGCAGCCCTGGCGACGGTGGAGGAAATCCAGCGCCGGTATGCGGGGCCGCAGGCACCGAAGGCACCGGCAGCGGGATCGATGGGTAGCGGCTCGTTCAATAGCGCACCACCAGACATCGCCAATTTGCTCACCAAGTACGGAGGCCGCTGATGGCAGACAGAGAGCAGCTTTACAACGCGCTGCGCAATGCAGACGCTGCGGGCGACGTGGAAGCGGCAACCAAACTGGCGGCATACATCCAGTCCCTGCCGCAACAGGCCGCGCCCGCCCAGGCGCAGCAGGCCGCGCCGAAGTCGCGCGGCTTTATGCAGACTGCTGGTGACGCCTTGGCCGGTGCTGTGCGCGGGGCCGGTTCGATTGGTGCAACCTTGCTTGCTCCGGTGGACATTGCCAGCGATGCACTCGCGGGCAAAGGCTTCTCACTGGAGTCCAACCGCCAACGCCGCGCCGATATGGATGCGGCGCTGTCTACGCTTGGCGCAGACACCGACTCCCTGGCGTTCAAGGGCGGCAAGCTGGCTGGAGAGATTGCCGGAACGGCTGGGGCCGGTGGCGCGGTGGCGAACGTGGCAGGCCGTGGTATTGGTGCTGTAGCACCCTCCCTGCTGCCCAAGGCTCAACCGCTGCTGGCTGCGATCCAATCTGGCGGGATGACTGCTGGCGGCGCTGGCATGGGTACGCGCATGGCGGGTGGCGCCATTGCGGGCGGTGTGCAAGCTGCCATGGTGGACCCTTCGGAGACGGTCACGGGCGCTGCCATTGGTGGCGCTGCGCCTGGCGTATTCAAGCTGGCTGGGAAATTGGGTTCAGGAGTCGGGGCCGCGTGGCGCTCGGCCACAGCGCCAGAAAAGGTGAAGATTGCCCAGCGCATTGCAGCGCAGTCCGGCGCCTCTGTGGATGAGGTGGTGGCCGCACTAAGCCAGCAGGGTCCGGAGATGCTGCCCGGCTACCAACGCACGGTGCCGCAGATCCTGCAAACGCCGGAACTGAGCCAGTTGCAACGCACGTTGAAAACCGCTGGATCAAATGCGCTGGGTGACGCGGAGCGCGTCCAACAGGAAGCCTATAGGGCCGCGCTGAACCGCGTGGCCCCTGTGGACCTGACGGTGAACGATGCGGCAGCACGGGCCGGGGATGCAATAAAGGCTTATGCCGTGCCTGCGCGAGAAGCAGCGGGGGAAAAGGTGCGGGCTGCCTTCGAGGCGGTTGACCCATTTAACGAATCTGCATTGCTCCTGCCGTTGGATGATATGCAAAGAGCTTCTGCGAAGTATCTGGGGGAGGGCACATTCGGAACGGGTAGTCGGGCCGCACAGGCCCTTGACACCGCGCGGCAGGTTGGCACGCAGGAGCTTCCGGCAGTGCGCGCCACCACGCAGGCCGCCGCAGGACGGGGCCAGACGCTGGAGCAGGCTGTGCGCAGCGCCGGAGGCATTAAGGGGCGCACGGGGGAGTTGCGTGACCTTGGAATCCGCCAGTCCGGGACTACCGGTCTGATCAACAACAAAACCGGGCAATCCGTGGATTTACTGGCCGAAGAAATGTACCGGCGAGGGTTCATTGCCGAAGCTGATCCAGACTTGTTGATCGACACACTGCGCAATGGCGGAGGGCGAAACGTGTTCGCGGCCGACTTGCCGGACTCGGTGTTTGCCCGCCAGTTTGAGCAGGCCATGGGAGATCTTCCCGGCGTAGAAACCATTCAAAAGACCGTTCCGTTTCAGACGGTACAGAATCTTCGTTCGTCCATTGGTGAAGCGGCTGAGCAAGCTTCAGCCAAGGGGGCCAACAAGGAAGCCGCAGCACTGCGCCAGATGGTTGATTCGATTGATCAGCGAGTGAACCGTGCTGCAGGCGGGATGGCTGACCCGAGTGAATACTTCCCGCGAGATATGGGTGAGCAATACCGCGCTGCGCTGCGAATGCACGCCGACAAAATGCGAAAGTTTGAGACCGGACCGCAAATCGGCATGTTCAGAAAAGGCGCTGATGGTCAGGCTGCGATTCAGGGCGCGGAGATTCCTGGAAAGTTCTTCAGCGGGCGGGCTTCGCAGGTTGAGGACATGCAGGCATTCAAGCGCCTGGCAGGCGATGTGCCAAATCTCATGCAGGAGATGAAGCGTTTTGCTATCACCGAAGGCGCAAACACCAGCAACGCGAGCGGAGAACTGACCCAGAAGTTCATTGACTGGGCCAAGTCGCGGTCTGGCGCATCCCGCGAGCTGTTCAGCCCTAGCGAGCTGGCGACAGTGAGGGAGGTAGGGAAGGCGGTTGAGCGGGCTATTAAGACCGAGGGACTGGGGCGCGTCACAGGTTCTGACACTGCTCAGAAGCTGGCGTCGCTGCAGAGCCTTGGCCTACTGGATAACCGTGTGGTGGATGTGCTGGCGAACCGTATCCCTGTGGTTGGCACTTTCACCGGCCCCGCTCTGTCTAGCCTGCGCAATGCGGCAGCACAAAAGCGAAACACCCTCATGGCTGGTTTGCTGGCCAACCCGGAAGAAATGGCCGCCGCCTTGCGTGCAGCACAGCGGCCAACTGGTGGACTGCTGGATGCGGCATTGGAGCGCGCTATGCCACTTACTTATCGCGCCGCTCCTGTCGGCCTTCTTGGTTTTCACGGCCAGTAGCGGCCCGCCAGAAGTTATATAGGAACGCGATGAGCGCCAAACCGCCCAATTTCCACAGCATCCAGTCAATAAAGTCCATGCCCGCTCCTTGCGGGCTTTTCTTTGCCCGTGTCTGTCATTATCAAATGAACCTCCTAAAGTACCTACAGGCCGCTGGCGTCCCCGAGACGCTGCAAGCCCAAGCTCTGGAGAGCCTGGAGCAAGCAAGGGAGAAGGCCCGCAAAGTCTCCCCCTACAAATGGTCGGCCCCGCTAGTGATGGCCTGGGTAGTTCCACGCTTGGCATGGGAAGCGGAAAACCTGCCCGCCCGCTACGCGAAGTGGGACAACGACATATCCATCAATGGCGACCCCTGGGGATGGGCGCAGCGTGAGGATGGATCGTGGTATCGACCTGCCCCCCTGGAAGACACACCCGAAGCGCGGGCGAAGTGCTACTGGGCCAAAGGTCATCACCCTCGCAGCCGCTGGGCCAGATACGTCTGGCTGGGCTGGCGAAACCGGGCCAGCAAACTTGCACACGATCTAGGGGCACCAGCGAGTGCCCCGATTGCTTTCTGGGGCGACGAAAAGATTGGCCGCTCGAAAGCTGGGGTCTGCGTGTACCGCATGGGCGATTGCTGGCAAATCATGGCCGTGGAGAAAAAAGGCCCGGTCATTGTCCGGCGCAATGTGGGCTGGAAGATCAACAACGTGCTGCACAACCAGCACACCACGGCGAATGTGACATGGATCACCTGGAGCCTGTTGCGATGGAAGGGGGAGGAATGAGCGATGTATTTGAACAAGACGTTGCCCGCGCCCTAGACCAAGGAGACAAGCGCATGAACTCCCTCGCCGACGAAATCACCGCCGTGAAGCTGGAGCAAGCCGAGTTCCGGAACCTGCTCAAAGAAAACACCGCCGCCACCAACGCAATCAAAGCCGACACCGCCGAGCTGCTGGAAGCCTTCCGCAGTTTCAAAGGGGCCATGAAAGTGCTGGAGTGGATCGGCAAGGCCGCAAAGCCAATAGGCTACATCGCGGGCTTTTGCGCCTCGATGTATGCCTTCTGGACTTCTGTGAAAAGCGGAGTGACACCAAAATGAGTGACTTTCTCCAAGCCTACGAACGCATGATCGTCAACGAAGGCGGGTACAAGCTGCACACCGTGGCGAACGATAAGGGCGGGACGACCTACGCGGGCATTGCCCGCAACCGCTGGCCCAACTGGCCTGGGTGGTCATATCTGGACGCAGGCGACACGCCACCCGCTGAAATGGTGCGCGGGTTCTACCGCTCCAACTTCTGGACGCCGCTACAGCTGGAAGAAGTGCAGAGCCAGGACGTGGCCCGCACGCTGTTCGATTTCGCAGTGAATGCTGGTACGGGCACGGCGGCAAAGCTGGCCCAGATCGTGGTGGGCACTACCCCAGACGGGAAGATAGGCCCGAAGACCCTTACGGCCCTGAACAACTACGACCCCGATCTGTTTCTGGCCCGCTACGCCCTGGCGAAGTTGGCCCGGTACGAACAGATCATCACACGCGACAGCTCGCAGCGCGGCTTCTTACTCGGATGGCTTCGCCGCACATTGAAAGAAGCATCATGAACCCTCTGGCAGTCTCCGCCGTGGGCGGAATCATCGGCACCATCGGCAATGTGATCGACGACTTGGTCACAACCGACAAAGAGCGCATGGACGCCCAGATCGAGCTTGCCAAGATTGACGCCAGCTTGCTCACGGCACAGATGGAGGTGAACAAGGCGGAAGCTGGGCACACCTCCATATGGGTGGCCGGGTGGCGGCCAGCTTGCGGCTGGGTTGGTGCGGCTGCGATGGCTTATCAGTTCCTGCTTTACCCATTCATGGTGTGGGCGTGGGCGCTCATGCAGGCAAAGGGGTGGATTCCCACCAGTTTGGCTCATCCGCCCATGTTGGACACGGATGCTCTTTGGGTCATCCTGACAGGCATGCTCGGCATTGCCGGGGCGCGTACCTTTGAGAAGGTGAAGGGCGTCAGCAAGTGATGCGCTGGGCGTGGCCGAAGTAGCGAATTCTTCCCTGATTCTTCCCTGGCGCAATGCTCGGGAGGGTATTTTCATAGGGAGATAGTTGGCCTGCCCGGAGGGACTCGAACCCGCACGATAGAGCAACACAGCGCAACATGGAGCAAGTTTGCCTATAAGGCGATGCTCTGCGATGTTCTGCAATCGTCAGATTCTTCCCCGGATTGTTCCCTGGCTACCGGGTGGCGGTCGCCTTGGCAGGCCCTGCCAGCATGGTTTCGAGCTTGTCCATCTCCAGAGCGTTCTGCCCGCCGTCGATCCACTTGGAGTAGGTGCGCAAAAACATCTCCACAGAGTGCCCAAGCTGCCGCGCGCCGTAGGCCGGGGCAACTCCCGCCATCAGCAGCATGGTCGCGTAGGTGTGGCGCGTTTCATACGGGCTGCGGTAGCGGATGCCCAGCTTCTTTAGCAGCGGTCGCCAGTACATCTCACGCGGCGGCTCGTCGTCTGTCCAGATTTTCCCCGTGCGCGGGTCTGGGAATACCAGCCCATGCGGCTGCATGAATGTGTGGGCCTTCTGAGCTTTCAGGTACTCCAGCGCGCGCGAATTCAGTTGAACCACGCGGGCTGTGTTTGTCTTGGTGCTGCCGGTCGCCACCCCAAGTACCAGCGCATCAGACACAAGCATCTGCTCTCTGCGCCAGTCGATGGACTCCCACCGCACGATCAAGCTCTCCGAAGTCCGCAGGCCGGTGAAGAACTTGAACCCGAAATAGTTGGCGATCTGGTCGTTGTACCTGGCGGCCATACCCGCAATGATCGCTTCGGCTTCATCCCTAGAAAACGGGTCAGGCGGTGGGCGCTGGTGCGTCGCCGGTTCGAGTCCCTCAATAGGACTCGAATTGATTGCGCCGTCGCGCAGGGCCAGGGCCAATGCCTGCCGCAGCACGCTGGCTTTGTTGTTACGTGTCTTCCCTGTCCACTTGGGCTCACTGGCCAGGGCTAAGAGAATGTCGCTGTGCTTGAGCGACTTGAGGGGCTTTGTGCCGACCTTGCCTTTCCACCACTCCACGGCCACGCCGTATCCCTTGAGGGTGCTGCGCGCCTTGTCGGTCTGGGTGCTGAGCCATAGGCCCAACTGCTCACCGACCGTGACCGCGCGCCCGCTGGTGGCGTTCTGGCTGGCTGGGAAGTAGTCTGCATAGTTGAAGGCCCCGCAGCGGATGCGGTCGCGGATCTCGGCAGCCAGGCGGCGGGCGTACTTCACATTCGCCGGGGTTGGTGCCATTGGCGTCCCGTCTGTCTTGAGCGTTTCCCGGCACGCCTTGCCATCCAAGGTAAAGGACAGCCGAATGGACTTGTCCCGGACTTCTACGCCGTCCCCGACTCTGCCCATTTTTCATACTCCTTCATGTCGATCAACACGCGGCCTTCGCGCTTGATCCATTGGCGATCTTCCAGCCACACGCCCTTGTTGATCTTCGCGCGAATCGCGGCTGGGGAGAACCCCGTCATCACTGAGGCCAGTTCAATCGTAACAAACCGGGCGCTCACCACGTTTACCGTGGGCGGTGCAGGGGGCTGATACTGTGCGCCCAAGGGCAATACTGCTCCCATGGTCTACCTCCAAAAAGAAAAGCCGCTTACTGGCGGCCTATGTGAAACGTGTTTGCGGGCGGTGGATCGTCGTCGTCACGCTCGGGTAGCTCGTCGTCGTCGTTGTCCCGCTCATCGCGCCAGTCGGGCTGGAAGTCCCAGCGTTCGCGCTTGTCTCCGCGCGCTCTAGCTCGGCGGCTCATGTCTTCTCTCCCAGCCTTGCTCGGGCTGCAACTACTGCGTCGTGTAGCTTAGGGTGGTAGCTGTTGCACTCCCATGTGTCAGACGTTTCTGCTTCAATAGCCTCCACCAGTTGCTGAATCAGCGCATCGTCCTTCTTGCGGACTTCAGCTTCAACTTGCTCAATCAGCTTGATGGCACGAGCTACAGCCCACTCGTCAGAAAACCAGTCGGTGGCAATATCCTCAATCTGCTCAGGTGTCAGTGCCATGCCGGCCTCCTTTGATGCGCAACGTCTTGCCGCAGCAGTGGCAAAAGTTCATGTTGTTTTCCTTCGGGCCACCATCGTCAAACCTCCACGCTTTACCGCAAGAGGTGTCCCAGTAGCCGTCAGCGGCGTTGTGCGTCCACTCGCATGTCAGCGGCTCCCGCACAACTGGCTGTGGTGAGCCCCACTTTGCAAGGGCTGCGCGGGCGATCATCCGGGCTGTTTCATTCGTTTCTTTGTCGAGTGCCGCGTAGCCCAGAACATCTAGCGTCACTTCGTCAATCTCTGCATCGCTCGGCGCTGCGCTTGTGGTGTCATTCATGGGTAGGCTCCTTCGGCCAAACTGTCCTGTACTCGGGCCATATCTCTTTGATGGCGTCCTCTGAGACAAGCTCGGGGTGCACATCTTCATATTCATCCGGGCGCTTCAGTGCCACCAGAACCTCATCGTCTTCGACTTCGACTTCAATGGTGATGACTCGCTTACTCATGGATCGCCCCTTCCTTGGCCTGGGCGCGGGCGCGGGCGGCGTCATGCCGGAGGAATGCAGCCAGCACGGCGCTTTTCAGGTCGCGCCGAAGGATGCGGATGCACTCCGGATCGTCCTCGTCGGCGGGCTCGGTTTCGCACGCCTCTTGCACTACCAGCCATGCGAAGTCCTCGCGTGGAAGCGCATCTCCCTGCGCTGCTGGCGCTGGCTGGGGTGCTGCGTAGAGCGGTCGCACATCAGCTTGTAGAGGCTTGGTGTAGTAAAGATCGGTCTGATCGTGTACGCATTGCCACGCCACAGGCTCCTGCGCCTCCTGCTTGGGTGCTGTGTAGAGCGGCGTCCAATCGGTGGTGAATGGCGCTTCGCAAAACTCTCGTTCTTCTCCAAACCGCTGCCGCGTCCAAAACGCAGGCTCCTGTTGGGGTGCTGCTTCAGCCTCCAGCAATGCCTTCTTGAGCAGCGCAATCTCTGCCTCGCGGGATGTCAGCACACCGTGCATAGCAAGCAGTGTTGCGCTCAGGGCTGCCTTCTCATCGTGTGCCCAGCGGGATGTTGCAACAAACTTACGCACAGCTTCGTCGCTGACGGTCTTGCCGTTCAGAAAATCTGCGGCAGTCTGGTGGTCAAAGCCACTATTCCCCACCCCTAGCGCTGCCTTGGGGGCGGCTTGCTGCTCTGCTGGCGCAGCCACGTCGTCTGGCGGAGATGGCAACGGCATCCAATGAGTCAGGTATTTCAGTTCGCTAGTCTCGTTCCAATCGGACGCCTCCATCCAGCAGCCTCGGAACCATTGCGCAACGCATGTGTGCCGAACTTCACCGTAAAGCCCGTAGTTGTGCCCCGTCGCCACAAAACGCGATCCGTCTTTAGGGGCGGTGGATATATCTCTCCACACATGGAAGCCTCCCGACGTTTCCTTTGTGGCTTGCTGCTCTGCTGGGGGTGTGGGTGATGCTGCGGGGGCGGCGCGCCTACGTCCAGCCGCATGGCCTGACTTAAAACCCGCGATGTATCGTGGGTGCAACGGGTCGTTCACATCACCAGGATCGATGTCTAAAGTTTTGCGCAACCGTTGTGCGGCTTCCTCTTGTTCGACTGGCGCTGCCTTGGGGGCGGCTTGATACAGCTCCAGCTTTTCTATGATCGGCGCCAAAAGGCCATCTGCGATGCGCTTGGCTTGCGCAGTGTCTCGGACACCTCCGTTTTTCAGGTTTGCGTACAGGTGGCGCAGTTTTGCGATGTCGGCTTGCGCTGCGCTGAGTGCCTGCACCCCGCTCAATGCCTCGCGCAGGTCTTCAATCACAGCCTTGCGCGCAGCCTCTGTCTTGGCGTTGTAAACACCGCCGCAGCGGTGACGTGTCTCTGCGTAGGCGTCGATCAGATCAATTAACGCCTCGGGCACTTGCCCGTGTTGGTTGTTTGTCATGATGGGTCTTTCGAGTTGACGACATGCCCAAGCCCGGAAGCCCGCAGCACGTCAGCGTTGTGTTTTCCGTAGGCGATGAGGCAGATCGGGGCGCCACTGTTGAAAGCGGCCCGCTCGCCAGATGGGTGGTGAAAGTGAGGGCGCCCCTTGATGAACAGGACCGCATCAGCCGCGCCCCACACGCAGGTGTAGAACATGGCGGTTTCTGTCCTGGCGGGGACCAGTGCGATGCCGTTGCCGTGCTGCACCATGCGGTTGAGCCACTTCACAGCCTCACGCCCGAACGGTGGGTTACACCACACGCGGCCATGCCATGGCTGGCTCAGGCCATCGTCGTTGACGTTCAGGTGCTTCGCCGCCGTATCCCACGGGCGCATGATTGGCGCACATGGGTCCAGGTCGAACGCTCCTAGTGGGCGCAGGATCTCTGGCGGTGTCAGCCATTCATCGTGCTTCATGGCAGCCGACTGGTGGGCGGATAGGCTCAAGGCTCCACCCCCTCGGCTGATGTGGGAGGGGTGTACAGTCGCGCAATCCCGCGTGCAAAGTCCATCAATTCATGCGCCGTCCAGCCGCACGAAATCTGGTGCTGCTGGGTGCGGCTTTGGAAGCACAGCCGTAGGGCGTCGTGGCTGGTGCTTGACCGGCAATACGCAGCCACAGCGCAATCAAACACTTCGTCCCATTCAAGTGCGGGCGGCCTCCACCCTTCCGCTTGTGCTGTAGGTGGGGCGGCGTAGAGTGGGCGCACTTCCCATCTGTCGGGATGTGCCGCGCGCTGTTCCGCGCGTTCCTTGCTGCACTCAAACCACACCCCTCCAACGTCGGGAAGGCTGCGGTATTGCCACGCCACTGGCTCCCCTGCATTTGCTGAGAGGGGCACGCGGCCCATCAGCGGGCCGCTCCCCCCGCCTGCGCCGATGGCTTCCAGTTTAGACTCAAGCTCTGCAATGCGGGCGCGCTGTTCTCGCAGTAGCGCAGCGCAGCGTTTTGCACTCGGGCCGCCGCCGACAGCTTCCAGCCAGTCGGCAAGGTCCATCGCCTCGGGTTGTGTGTTGTCTGTCATTTCAAAATCTCCCGCTCAATAGCCGCATAAGGCGGATTAGCTCAGGTTTTGTCATTGGTTTTCCTTGCTTGATGCCAGCAGCGCTCCGGCTGCGTCATGTAAATCCCACCCGGCGCTGCGTAGCTCGGCATCGCCGGTCGATTTCGCCTGCCGCAGCATCGCGCTGCCTACGGTGTCCATTTCCGTCGCCAGCCACTTCACGCGGTGGGCAAGCTCTTCCGGTGTCATGTCGCATGGCTGTGCTGGCGGTTGCTCGCCAGCCCACAGTGCGCGCACCTTTTCCCACTCTCTTCGGTCGCAGTCCCAGCCCAGCGCCTTGAGGCTGGCGCCGGTTGCGCGGTCTTCGTCGTCTTGCGCGAAGGCACGGTCCAGTTCTGTGCGAATCAGTGCCCGCGAGTGCGGTGGTAGCTCCGGCCACTTGTCCACCAGCCAATCGGCGCAGACGCCAACTATGTAGGTCATGCGCCCAAGGCAGTAGCGGAAAGCGGCGATGACCATCAGGTCTTCCCAGCCCCAGGCGCCTTGCTCGGATAGGGTGGTGGGCACGTAGCGGGTGCCGCGCTTGGTGTAGATGGTCATGGCTCAATCCTCAAATGTGGGCACCTTGCACCAGTGGGTTTCCCACACCGGACCGGTGCCCAAGATTCCGTATGTCGCCACCCCACTCGGGCGGTGAATGAGTTGCAGTTTCTGGCCGCGCGGGGTGTTCTCGTCAATCGGCTGCCAGTGGTAAGGCTCAGGTGTTCCTCCGTACCCTTCCCGCTGAGCAGGGCATGCTGCTGCTCACGCATGAATAGGGTGCCTGATATGTCCTGGCGGGCCTTGTAAGAGGCATGCTCGTTGATTGCCCTGGTGGTGGCTTGGATGCGAGAAAGCTCCTGCATCACTTTGCGCGTGAATCCGCCCAGCTTGGACTTCGTGAATGCCCGGTAGCAGGACTGTTTCACCGCCGCGCGGGCGGCCTGGTTGCCTGGGCTCACGCGCCAGAAGTACAGGCGCAGCTTGCAGGCAGAGTGCAGCTGCAAGAAGTGGCCTCTCATACCCGCCCCCGGTAGCTCAATTCGCGTGGCACATAGGGGGCACGCTGGGCTGCATTGCACACGCGGCCGTAATCTGTGGGCAGTTCTATGCGTGTGACGGTGGCCTGACTGGCGTCCACTGGTGCATCGGCTTTCAGCGTCACCCCTTTTTTTCTTGCGGTTGGCCATCGACACGCTGGCGGGCTTCGCAGGCGCTGACGACTTGCGTTTCAGCACCACGGTCATGATGCGGTGCACCGTTGACTTGGGCCTTTCCAGCTTTCGGGCAATGGCGCTCAGGCCAAGCCCTTGTTCTGCCAGTGCTCTGATTTGCTCGATGACCTCGGGCGGGGTGACGTATCCATATGTCATGGGGTGGGCAATAAAAAAGCCCGCGCTGGGCGGGCTGGTTGGTTATGGGGTGCAGTCCATCAAGCACTCGATGAAGACTTGCGCCGCTTTCGCGTTGATGGCATTGCCGTAGGCGCGCAGTCGTCCCACTCGGGCGGAAGCCCCATGAGCCAGCGGGAATGTGCCGGGTTCAACTGGCCTCCACTTTCCATCCCGGCAGTAGAGCCAGTCAGCATCTGTCCAGTAGCCGTTAGTCGGGCCGGTTGTGGGTTGTCGCGGAATGCCTCGAATGCCACACCCGGAAGGCTCACCGTCGCCTTGCTTCCATCCGGCCTGCGGCCAGTCATAGATCCCTGCGGCATGCGCTGCCCTCCGTCCCCGTTGGATTTCGTTGGAGAAGGCCACCCCGCCAAATGCACTGCTATGTCCGCCGTGCTGATCTGCGGGTCGGACGGCTTCCGATTCCCGATGATTGGTGGGCGCGGCTTCGCATCCACGATAGTGCTGTTCGGTGTCGGCCACCCCGCCAGATAAGCCTGGCGTGGAAGTTGATCCACTCGATGCTTGCCATCGCGCTGGGCCACCATTCCAGGCGTGTCCTTCCAGTCCCGTGCTGCTGGTGTGACCCACCCAGTAGAGCCGGTCACGGATGTGCGGCGCACCGATGCCCGCAGACGGGAACGGGACCGCCCCGAAGGCGTAACCCATGGCTTCCATGTCATGGCATACAAGGTCGATCCAAGGGTCTGCGTCTTTGCTCGCAACCTGCTCTCCAAGGACGATTGCAGGTCGGCACTCTTTGATGAGGTGATGGAAGTGGGGCCAGAGGTGCCGCTCGTCATCAAACCCAGCTCCTTGGCCTGCCGCGCTGAAAGGTTGGCACGGACAGGAACCAGTCCAAACAGGTCGGTCGTCACTCCATCCGGCAGACCGGAGGGCATGGGACCAGACGCCAATGCCTGCGAAGAAATGGCACTGCGTGAAGCCGCGTAAGTCGCTGGGGTAAACATCTTCGATGCTCCTTTCGTCCACGATGCCGGGCGCGATATGCCCGGCGGTAATGAGATTGCGCAGCCATTTGGCCGCGTACTTGTCAATTTCGTTGTAGTAGGCGGTCATAAAAAAGCCACCTCGGCGGGTGGCTTGGGTTGCTAGGGTGGGGCGGGGTCAGGCTGCAACCACAGCCAGATCCCGCAGGAACTGCGCCTTGGCTGCCAGGGCCTGGGCGGCGATGGCTTCGCAGATGGCCGGGAAGTCATCCTCGTGGTACAGCGGCGCAGCGCGTTCGCGGCCAGCGGGTTCAAAGCCCAGGGCGCGCAGGTCTTCGGCCGTCACGCTCATGTGCTGCAGGCGCTCTTTGATGGTGCCGATGCGCAGGGTGGGCACGCTGGTGCGTACCTTTGGCGCGAACATCGCGGCTTGGTAGCCAGCGCTGACCTCCGCGCAGTCGTCACATGCCTTGTCAACAAGGCCCTGCTGCTCGCCCTTCTCGCAGCAGTAGCTGGTGCGGGCTGCAGGTGCGGGAGGGCTGGCAATCCGCAGCCCTGCATTGACCACGCCAACCTCGCCACGAATGAGCGGGACATTGGCGGCGTTCTCTGCAGGCCTAGCGCATTCTTCAGCCATGGTGCTTTTGGGCTCCACGATCAGCACCGCCTGCTGCTCGGCTTCCAGCTTCGCCCGTGCTTCGCGGTCGGCGCGGGCTGCTTCCTCCTGGCGGATGCGCTCGCGCTCGGCTTCCAGGCGCTGCTGCTCGGCGGCCTTGCGGGGGGCGATGATGGCGGCCAGGTCGTCGGGTGCTTTCAGCACCAGGGTTGCGGCATCGGGCACCACCAGGCCGCTGGCTTCCAGCGTCTTCACGTTGGCATGGATGCGGGCTGCGATGTTGCTGGCCTCGATCTTGGCCCGTGCCAGTTCGTCGTTCACCGCGCTGCGCAGGCTGTCTACGGTGCGCTTGCCTTTGATGGCCCCGGCGAAGTCGGCTGGCACCTGGGGCATGTACGGCGCGGGCATGGCCGCATTCAGCCCAGCGATGTGTTCGCGCAGCGCCGTGATGCCCCCGGCCACGATCTCGCCGCGGATCTGGTCTTTCTTTAGGGAGACCAGCTTCTCGCGTTGCAGTCGTGTGGTGCGAGCCAATTCCCGGTATTCCTTCATGAGCTGGCGTACAACATTCACATCAGAGAACTGCGCAAGGGCATGCTCTTCTGCAGACTCCAGTTCGTCCTCGACGCGCTTCAGTCGTTTGCACGCAGCCTCAGTGTCTGCGAACTCTTGGTCGGTGCTAGGTTCTGCGGGGATGCGCTCGACAAATTCACGCAGAAGTGCGCCATAGGCTGGCAAGTTGGAAACGATGGCAATTTGCCCATCCACCCGCAAACTGACGGCTGGCAGCGTTTCCATGGGTGAGGCAACCACGGGCGCGGGCGCAGCCTCGGGTGGAACCCAGGCGGCCAGGTCGGCAGCAAACTGCTTCCAGCCTGCAATCAGCTGGGCGCGGCGCTCGGGCTTGGATTCGTACCAAAGCGGGTGCGTGCCACCCGGCGTCCCGTCGCTGGTGGTGAACAGTGCGCGGCTTGCCCCGCTGACCAGCAATTGGTGCTCCAGCTGCAGCCAATAGTGCGGCTCCAGGTCGCTGGCCTGCACCTGTTGCAGCAGGGACTGGTTCAGCAGCTTGTTTTCCCAGATCAGATCGTCCAGCAGGTCGATTCCGTCAAAGCTGGCCAGGAGTGGCAGGCCGTCCACCTCGCGCGTGGCCACCACGGGGAAGAACTCCGTACCGGCAATGCCCTCGGCAATGGGGCGGGCCAGTGCCTCGGCTTCGTGCCCGGCATCGAAGATGCGCTGTTTGGCTGGGCTGACTTCTTCGGTCAGGCCGGTTGCCTTCTGGCGCAGCAGTTCGTCGCGGGTGGTGTACTTGGACAGGCCCAGCGCTGCGGCGGCTTCACTCGCGCAAAAATGTTTTGAACGTGCGGCCAGCCAGGCTGCGGAACCTTGGGGGGCGTTTTCAAGTGGGGTGTACATGGTATGTCCTGAGAATTGGCCGCTGGCGCTTTGCTAATAAGCGCTAGCAGCTATTAAATTGATAGTGGTTTAGGCCGATTCCAGCGCGAACTGGCGTTCTTCAAACACGGCCGTCAGTGCGGCGCGCTGCTCGGGCTCTGGCACTTCACCAATCAGGTCTGCCACGGTGTAGAGCGTGTCCAGGTCGGCAGCGGCGCGCAGGCGCTGCTCCAGCTCTTGGGCGGGGGGTGCCGGTGGCGCTACCAGGAAGTCCTCGCCTTTTGGCTGCACGTCGGTGACCTGCTTGGCGGCGGGCTTGGCCGCTGCCTTCTCGACATCAGTGAGTGGCGCGCGAATGGCGGCCTCCTGCTCGGCTGTCACCGTCCCCTTGGTTTTGATCTTGCCCACCACGCTGTCTGCCGTGGCCTTGCCTGCGGCGATGGCTTTGCGCCAGCTGGGCAGCAGATCCGCAAACTGCTCGGGGGTGTAGGCGGGCTTGGGGGCTTCGGGGGGTGTCAGATCCTCGGCCATGCCCATGAACTTCTCGCCGGGTTCTGCCAGCTCGTCAGGGGTATAGACGCCAAGAATCACGTCCGGGGCATACAAGCGTGCCCACTTCTTCTGTGCCAGGTACGCCAGCTGCTGCTTCGGGTCATCCGCCCACTGGGTGGAGTTGCGCACGCGCGCCTGGGCCAGCAGAAGATCCAGAACACGGGGTTCTGCTTCGCCTTTCAAAGTGGCCCAGACACGGATGCCGCACCCTTCTTCGTCGCTCATTCCCCAACCAGGAACGCGGTACTCGCCCTTTTCGCCTCGCTTGATGATGAACTTCCCGATTACCTTCTCCCAGGGGCCGTACCACTCAAAGTGAAAACGATCTTTCACGGCCTTGGATGCGTTGACCACAGCAGCCACAAGCTGCCCCTCGTAGCCCAGAGTGCCGTTCACAAGGTGGGTTTTTTGGGCCACTGCGATAGGGTTCATGCCCCATTGCATGGACTGGAGCACCACGGCAAAGCAGTCGCCCTTTGAGCCACGCAAGTGCTGGGGGATTGTGGTTTTGCCGCTGGCCATCAGGTCTGCAATTCGCTCCAGGCGCTCCAGGCTGTTGTTGTCCATGAGCAGGGCATAGCTGCTGGCGCTGCTGGTGGCCAGGGCTGTGTTTTCGGTCTGTGTCAGTGCATTCATAAAACCCTCAATTGGTGGTTGTTTCGGATGGTCTTGAGCGGGCGCTTTGCCCGACTTGGCGAACCCAGGTGCAGCGCACCGCAGACTGCGCAGCGGTACGTGCTCATGGGCTTGCCATGGCTGTTGCGGGAGCGCTTTCGGGCTTTCTCCGCAATCTCAAACTTGGTGAATGGGGCTTTGCCCGTTGGGCACTGCATGGCTCATGCCCCATAAATGCGCAGCATCCAAAAGACAAGGGCCAGGACGACTGTCACGAACCACAGCCCGAAGGCGAGAAATGGGTTCATGGCTGCCTCGCCACGATCTGCGCAGCAACCCGCGCCCGCGCTTTGTGCTCGTCACTCCACAGCTCGGGCCGCTCTGCCTGGGCCGCCGCGAGCGCATCGTTCAATGCGTCCTGGCGGTTGGCCTCGGTTGCCTGTGCGGACTCGATTTCGCTGGGGCCGTCAAGCAAGTGGCTGCTGCTCAGAACCAGCGCCACAAGGCCAGCACCTGCCCAGAATTTGAGGTTTTCAATGGGCGGGATCATCACAGCACCCCCTGGCTCTGCAAAAACTCCTGCTGCTGGCGCAGGGCGCGCAGCATGCGGGGATCTGCGGCTTCGGAGCGCTGCACCTGTTCCCAGGCTTCGGCGCGGGCCTGCTGCAGCTTCTCGTCGCTGATAGGCGGCGGGGCGAATGGCGCCACAAACTGGCGCAGGGTTGCGTGGATGTTGTCCATGGTGCTCTCCAGAAAATGAGTGAAATCAGGTCGCGGCGCTTGTGGAATAAGCGCGAGTAGCTATCAATGCGATAGCGTGACGGGCAAGAAAAAGCCCGCTCGGGGCGGGCTGGGGTGGAATAAAAAAGCCCACGCGAGGTGGGCGAACCCCTGCGCATGGCAGGAGGGGAGGGAGAGGGCTTGCCCTGTCTATAGGAAGACAGGGAGGTGTCTTTCGTCCAATGGCTTTACAAGCGGTCCGGCGCCGGGTTCAGGCCGCTCCGGCGCTGCTCTTGCATCAGTTCGCCAAGCGTTTTTGCGGTAGCCGCGCCGCCAGCCAGCGTCATTCCTTCGCAAGCCATGTTTGATTTCTCGCGCAACATCGATACGTCGCATGGCGTCCCGTTATGCGCGGCTGCATCGTCCGCAAAGACAAGACCCGCAACATCCATGATTTCGTACAGAAGCGCGTACTTTTGCAGTTCGCGTGCGCGGCTTACTTGCGGGGCTGCTTGACTCGGGAGGTATCTGCCAATGGCCGCCAACATCCATGCAACCTGATCGCAGCTCAGAGGTGTTTTCATGCTCTTCTCCTAGTTTGTTGAATTGGGGTGGGCTACTTGCCGGGGGGAATCACAGCACCGTCCCGGATGTGTGAATTGGCTTTTGCCCGTAATGGGTGGCTACTCAGGCAAATAAAGCCCGTTGCGCTTGCAGAAGTCGCACACTGCATCGAGTGGTGCGTCATCCAGCACCACAGCCCCTGTGCTGTCCTTCACGGTGCGGCGCTGTGAGTTTGGGTAGCGCGGGTCTTTGTGCAGCGTGTAGCCGTGGCGCAGCAAGGCGCCCTTTGGGCTGTTGGTGTGGGTCATGTCGCTCTCCTTGAAAACCTCAACCGCCTGTCACGCGGCTCAGGTTTTGGCCCGCGTTGGCAGGGCGGTGAATGCTCTTGGAATGGCGGCAATTCGATCAGAGCGCCTGAATGTGATCTGCATGCGCAACGGTGTTGGTTCCTTCAAGGGCAAGGCACAGGGCTTTAACCTGGCTTTGCAGTGCGTCCTGCTTATCTATGTAGTCGCGGCGGATGTAGGCATTGCCAATTTCGAAGTTCAAGCCCAGGCGAGCGGTTTCGCGGATCAGTCCCACCAGTTCGGTGTACGTCGGCAGGCCAGCTGCGCTCAGGGCTGCATTTGCATTGCATACGGCTTCGGTCTTTTCGGTGTTCATGTCTATCTCCTGTTGAATGTCGAAGCGCCCTGACCATCAAGACGCTTTGAAATTCATCTAGGCGTATCCGCTGTCCACTCGCGGTCCTAGGTCTGCCCCGGTTTATCGCCCTGGGTACTTAGTCGGGCCATCGCTGCTTTGTTTGCTGCGATTGGTGTACTTTAGCAGGCTTAAATAAAAGTGCAATGGTTTCGCGTGCTTTATTTCAGTAAGCTAAATACGTAGGACAATACGTAGTCTTCTTGGGCGCAAAAAAACCGCCTCAGCGGGCGGGTGTTTGATGGGCGGGTATGGCGTCTACAACTTGCCGCCCATGCGGTACTCAATGACGCGGCCAATCACGCGCACTGATGGGTCATCGATCTCAATTGTTGGGTATGTGGGGTTCAGCGGCTTCAGATACCACCGCCCACCGTCGTGTGCCAGGCGCTTGAAAGTGGCCTGCTGTGTGGCTACATCCTTGGCTACCACGTAGTCCCCCGCGCCGACTGCGCGGCCAGGATCCACGATGATGACCGTGCCATCTGGAAAAGATAGTTCGCCTGGATATGGGTTAGTCATGCTCTCGCCTCTGACAACTAATGCGAATGCGTTATCTCCAGGTGTTGTACTAAACGCTTCCTCCCAATGATCGGCATCGCCTGCGGCAAAGTTGTCTTGCACATCACTCCAACTTCCGGCTTGAACCCAAGAAATCAGAGGCACGCGCCTGGTTGCACGCACTTCGTCTACGTTGCTTACGGCGGCCATCTTCGGCCCCTTGCCGGTAGCGATCCATACAGCGCTGAAGCCTGTAACAGCTTGTATGCCTGCGGCAGAGTCTGCCTTGATTTCTTTAGTTTCGCCAGATAACCATTGCGATACGGCCGCTGCAGACTTGCCAGCGGCCTTGGCAATGGCGGACTTTTTGTATCCAGCCGCCACTATTTCCTGAATTCTGTCACTGAGCGCCATATCAAAGAATTAAGCCATCTAAATTGTTAAGCGGGCTTGTGCATTCAACTTAAGTGTGCTTAAATATGGCTCACTATGAAAAAGCAACAAGCAATCGAACTGGCTGGCAACGCGGCCTCCCTTGCAAGGCTGCTCGGCATCACACCAAGTGCAATCACGCAATGGGGCGATGACGTCCCAAAGGAGCGCGTTTGGCAAATGCGGCTGCTTAAGCCACGGTGGTTTCGTAAACAAAAGACCAAGGCGGAGGCTGTATGACCGGTCGCCGTCAAGAGACTCTGGCTAGAGATGCTCGCATGTCTGAAATGGCTGAGCGTGGAATGACTGCGCTGGAGATTGCTGGGGCCGAGAACGTCTCCCGTTGCACCGTCTACAACTGGGCGCGGGAATGCGGGAAAGCACTGCAAAAGCACCCAAGCCAAACCAGCAACGCATCCAATCTGCGGGCCGAAAAGATGGCCAGCATGTACCGCCAAGGCGTGACTTTGCAAAAGATTGCGGATCAGCACGACATCACCCGTGAGCGAGTGCGCCAAATCCTGAAGTCCGTTGGCATCACAGCTCAAGAAGGCGGTGCCAGCGTCGTATCCGCCGCCAAGTCCGCGGCCCGCGCACAGGCCCGCGAAGCGAAGAGCATGGCTAAGTATGGGCTTCCCTCCGCTGTAGTTCAGCAACTGCGCAAAGACGGCGTGCTCAGCGCTTACAGATCGCAGCGAGCCCATGCAGCCATTCGTGCCATTGAATGGAATCTCACATTCCAACAATGGTTTGCCATTTGGCAGTCCAGCGGCAAGTTGCACCTGCGTGGACGGGGCAAAGGCAAATATGTCATGTCGCGTGTCAGCGACTCCGGCTGCTACGAGCTGGGCAACGTCCACATTCAACTGGCAACAGAAAACAGCCGCGAAGCCGTCCGAGTATGGATGGGCAAGACCAAGCCCAACAAGGGTGTTTATTGCCTCTACCCAGGCCGCGAGTTGGCATGGTTCGCCAGGGCCGGCAAGAAACCTTTGGGGTTCTTCGCCACCGAGGCCGAGGCTGTCGCCGCCCGCGTTGCTTTCTTTCAGACCAACCCTGGCGCCCTGACTCGGAGTACAGGCTGCGGCTATGCACACATCAAGGCTCAGAAAGGCCGCTCTGAGCGCTTTCAGGTCATGGTCGGCAAAAAATACGTTGGCAGCTACACGACGCCCGAAGCCGCTCTGGCGGCCCGTGCTGCGTATCTCGAAGCCTTTGCCCAGCAAGGCGCGGCTGTCGAGGCCAAGCCCACCCAAGCGGCCTAAGCCATGGCCGCCGACAAGTCCGAGCTGCGCCAGCTCGCCCCCACCCACTTGCTCCAAGCCTTGGACGCCATCGCCATGGCAAAGGGCATGGAGCGCCACGCCTACATCGAGGCGGTTTTGACGGCAGAAGCAAAAAAGGTGGCGCATGAGGCCATGGTGCTTTCGCGCTGCCTGCATGGCAATCCGCTGCTGTCGGAGTCATCAGGAGTCCCCCAATGAACGCATCCACATCCGTGCGCCCGCGTGGCGCTGATACCGACGTGGTGGCAAAGCCCATCGTGCGCAATCAGTCCAAAGCTCCGTTGGTGGGCAATGTACACCTGCTGCTGGACAGCCGGGGCCGTGCGACTGTGGGCATTGAGCGACGCACCAAGGGCGCAATAACCATTGAGAACCGCGAGCAGAGCGCAGCGAGCTTGGCAAAGCGTCAGCGCATCAGTAAGGCGGGAGCGTAGTAGCGCGATGAGCTATGAAGCTGTGAGCTGGGCTATGGCCCAGAACGTCGGGAAGTCATCCACCAAGTTCGTCTTGGTGGCAATGGCTGAGCATGTGAACGGGAAGGACGCAGGAATGCTGTGCTTCCCCTCCGTGCAGGCGCTTTGCAGCATGACTGAGCAGGATCGCAAAACTGTTATGGACAACCTGCAGCGGCTGCGCGAAATGGGGTTCATTGAGGACACCGGCGCACGTCGCGGCATCACGGGTCAGGTTCCTGTGTACCGCCTAAAGAGTCCCGAAAACGGCACTGTTAAGGCAGACCAAACTAAGCCATCTACCAAGCCAAACAGTACCGAAATTCCCACGCCAAACAGTACCGCAAACGGCACCGGTCCCGAAAACGGAACAGTCCCGTTTTTCCCTACTAACAGTACCGAAATTCCCACTGAACAGTCCCGTTTTTCCCTGGAAACAGTACCAAAAACGGGACCCGGAACCAGGAAAGAACCAGGAAGGAATAAGGAAGGGAACAAGGAACAGAGCGCGTGCGCGTCCATCCCCGGTGTTCCTGCCCAACTGTTCTCGGACTACATGGCTGTGCGGAAAGCGAAGAAGGCAGGCCCGCTGACCACCACGGCGATCAATGGGCTGATCCGCGAGGCGGAGAAGGCTGGGAAGACGATCGAAGAGGCCGTGACGATTTGCTGCGAACGGGGATGGCAGTCCCTGCGGGCAGATTGGCTGATCGACAGGCAGCCCACGGGACGGGCACACCAAACAGCCGCAAGGCCATCGCGCCACAGCGGATTTGACCAACTCGACTACACAACCGGAGTGCACGCAGATGGAAGCTTTGCTTGAAAAAATGAACACGCGCAGCATCGACTTTGATCGCGTGATGGGCCGCCCAATGTCGGCAATTGGCCGGGTGCAGTTTTCCTGCCCACGTCACGGCGAATACATGGCAACAGGCACCCGTCTGTCAAGCCGAGATATCTGGACAACCTGTCCAGGTTGCAAGAAGGACCGAGAGGGCCAGGAGGCAGCAGAGAAGCAAATGGCTGTGGCCCGCAGGCTGGCCCAAGAGAAGGCAGGTCAGCTGCAGCAGGCCGCAATCCCGCAGCGCTTTATCGGCCGCACGCTGGACGCCTTCAAGGCCACGACGCCAGAGCAGCAGCGTGCGTTTGGCATCGCGGTGGATTTCGCGTCCAACTTCGAGGCGCACTACAAGAAGGGTTCGTGGCTTGTGTTCTCTGGCCTGCCTGGGACTGGCAAAAGCCATCTTGCCGCTGGAATTTTGCAAGCGATTATGCCCGCCTACGTTGGGCGCTACTTCACCTGCATGGAGGTGATTCAGCACATCCGATCGACATGGCGCAAGGACTCGGAGGCCAGCGAGGTGGATGTGCTGGCCGAGTTCGCCAACGTCCCTTTGCTGGTAATTGACGAGATCGGGATGCAGTACGGCACCGAGAGCGAACAGAACCACCTGTTCGACGTTCTGGACCGCCGTTACCGCGACATGATGCCGACCATCCTGCTGACCAACCAGAACAAGGATGGCTTCCGGCAGTACGTCGGCGACCGCATCTATGACCGCATGACCGAGTGCGCCCGGTGGGTGCCTTTCCCCTGGGAGAGCTATCGGCCAATCGCCCGCAAGGAGATTGCCGAATGACCCTGCGCGAAAACCTCACTGCCGAACAGCGCTGGGCTCATGCCGTCCTCGATGACGTGCGCGACGGCCTGGCCCATCGCTCCAAAGACGTGCGCGAAGCACTGCGAATCCTGGGGGACTACCTGTGATCCACGAATTCACCGCCGACGCCAGAGAGGCCAACCGCATCGCCAACCAGCTGCGCGGTGGCAACCGGGCCACCAAGGCGCCCGCACCACGCTGGCCGCACGCGCCTGCAGCTGGTGGCAAGTTGACAGCACTCACGCCAGTGCAGATCGAGATCCTTGCTTTCATGCGGGAGTACCTGGCCGAGAACGACCAACTGCCGCCTGTGGCGCAAGTCGGGGCCAAGTTCGGCATGCACACCAATGGGGCCCAGTGGCACCTGGCCGAGATGGGGCGCAAGGGTGCCCTGGAGAAGAACGCTGCAGGGCGCTGGCGCTTTGCGCGAGGGGGCACCAAGTGAAGGTCAACCGCTGCGCCCGGTGTGGTCGCGCCACTTTCCTGCCTGCGGTGGTCATCGGCACCCAGCCGTTTGGTCGTGTCTGTGCCCGCAAGGCTGGCCTGATCGAGCCCAAGCGCCGCCGCCGCGCATCTGATGCTGAGCGGGATACGAAAACCATGGATTTGTTTGGAGGAGCGCCCGCATGAAACCCCACTTCCGAAAAGTCCTGGGAATCTGGCACTGCGGTATCCGCGGCATCCCGAACAAGCGTATCGGCCTGGGCTACACGCCCAAGGCTGCTTATCTGGACTGGCTGGGGGTGGGGCATGGCTGAGCGCATCACCATGAGCCTGTACAACGCCCAGCAGGCACACCAGGCCATCCAAACAGCATGGAAGCACGCCAAGGGCTGGCTGATGGCCTCAGACACCCGTCTGACGCTGGAAATCCGCCCTGAGAAGCGCAGCGATGCGCAGAACCGCTTATTGCACGCCTGCCTGTCCGAAATCAGCAAGCAAGTGGAATGGGCCGGGGCAAAGCGCGACGTGGACACATGGAAGCGCCTGCTCACTGCCGCGTGGCTGCGCGCCCGTGGCGAGCCTATCGAAATGCTGCCCGCATTGGATGGGCATGGTGTGGACATCGTTTTCAGGCGTACCAGCCAACTCACAAAAGCCGAATGCGCGGAGCTGTCTGAGTTCGTCATGGCATGGGCAGCAGAGCGGGGCATCTACATGCCTGCGCCGGAGGGGTGGCAATGAAGAAATCGGACGTTCTGTTTCTGATGGCCGCGATCTACCTAGCGCAAGTGGTTTCCAAAGATGCCGCGTTGGCACTGGGTGCGGGATGCCTGTGTTTCGCCTTCATTTTGAAGATGCGGGGGCATTGAATGCTGACCTACAAAAACCCCAAGGCCAAGCCATGCGGAGTGTGTGAGCGACTGTTTGTGCCGGTGCGCCCAATGATGGTTGTCTGTTCTCCAGCCTGCGCCATGAAGAAGGTGCGGCAGGCCAAGGTAGAGGAGCGCGCCAAGGTTCGCACCCGCAAGGAAGCCATCAAGCCGCGCGCGAAGTGGCTGGCCGAGTGCCAAGCAATTGTTAACCGCTATGTGCGGATTCTGGCGCTATCGCGCGGGGAGGGTTGCTACACCTGCGGCGCGACGCCTACGCAGAAGTTCGGTGGCACCTATGACGCCGGGCACTTCCGCTCGGTTGGCAGCGCCCCGCACCTGCGCTATTGGATCCCGCAGATCAAGTTGCAGTGCATTCCTTGCAACCGCCACAAAGGCGGCATGGCGCTGGCTTTCCGTGAACGGCTTGTGCGCGACCACGGGGAGGATTGGGTTGCCCGGCTGGAGGCCATGCAGCACATCGCGAAGTTCGATGTGGATTACCTCAAGCGCCTAAAGGCCGTGATGACTAAAAAGGTTCGTAGATTGGAGAAGCGATATGAAATGCTGCGTTGAAGGTTGCGAGCGCGATGCGCACTACAAGGCTGCGCAACTGTGCCAAATGCACTATTTCCGCCAACGCTGGTACGGCACAACCGAGACAGTGAAGCGCGGCAAGGCGAAGCCCAAGCCCTACGAGCCAAAGACGCACGCCAAGCACGAGCGGTCTAACTCAGTGGCAATCACCTGCAACGGGAAGACGCTTACCGCTGCGGAATGGGTGCGAGAGCCTGGTGTAACTGTCAGCCGCGCGGGCTTGATTTGGCGTCTTCGCCAAGGATGGGAGACAAGCCGTGCGCTGTTTCAACAAGGGCGGTTCGCATGACTCGAAACACCTACAAGAAAAAGCTGAAGGAACTGAAAGCATGAGAGTAGGCGTCCAAATCAAAGAGCTATGCGCCGCACTGGAAGGCATGGGCTCAGCAACAGCGGCAGAAATCCACCAGGCCGCTTTCCCCGAGCTGGATGTGAACTCTGTTCGCACGTATTGCAGCAGGGCTGTGGGCCTGGGGTTCGCCACGGTGGACAGAAGCACCTATCCCATGCGGTTTTCCATTGCCGAGGTTTGGGCGAAGTTCAATGCCCAGAAGCCAGCGCCAGCAAAGCAGCCCAGGCCCGTCTATGTGCGGCCATCCAATCCACTGTTCACCGCCTGGAGCCATGCCGCATGAAGCGCGAAAACATTGATCTGAGCGTGACACCCCCAGACCTGCGCGAAGCCGAGGAGTTACTGATTCGTTACGGCCTGTGGGCACAAGACCGCTACAAAAAGCGCCGCTGCGCCAGTGCCGAAGGCCAGTACAGGGCACCACCCACACCAGGCGAGGAACCCATGCCCGTGCTCATGGCCGATTTCGCCGCGATGGATGTGCAGCGGGCTTTGCAGGTGGTTCCCAGGCAGTACAGCCGCGTACTGGCAGCGGTGTACATCCCCAAAGCAGAGAGTGAGCTATCCGCACGCCTTCGCATGGGCATCAAGCGCAGGCTGTGGCATGACTCCAGAGTGCAAGGGCTGAGATTATTTTGGGGGCATTACTTGCGCCGGTTGACAAAGTAGTGCATAATCGCGCCCAAATCCGCGACACTGTGTCGTTCATCGCTTGCCCAACGGCAGGCGATGGTGTCTCCAGAGCCTCGAAGCAGCAATGCCTCGGGGCTTTTTGCTTTGCGGGCCGCTTCTCTCCCATGAACTGGCTTTGTCCAACTGGAAGCGCGCCCGCTCCTCAACGCATGAACCCTGAAACCACACCCGAGCAAGACAAGCCCGATCCATTCGCGCTTGACCTGAACGACGACACGCCTTTGCCCGTCATCTGCGAACTGAGCGAAGACGGGACATGTGAGGCGTGCCAGTAACGCCACCCGAGAACACCCAGAACCCGGATGGGCCAGCACACGGGCAAATGTGCTGGTGATTTCTGCGGCTGCACAGCCGTGACCGGGGGAGATGCGACACGGTACGCCCAGGCACTCGCTAAACACCGATGGGCGCATTCGGACAATCCAAACAGGAACCCGAAATGATTGAAAACATTCAAACCAAATCAAATGGACGAGGTGGAGCGAGAAAAGGTGCAGGCCGTAAAAAGGGTGTTGCAACCACCAAGACACGCGAGGTAGCCGATAAGGCTGCTGCCGAGGGAATTACCCCGCTGGAATACATGCTCCAGGTGATGCGCAGTGAGCCGCCAGAGGGCCTTAAGGGGCCGCAGCTTCTCAGCGCGCACATGATGCGATTTGAGGCGGCCAAGGCTGCTGCGCCCTACATTCACCCCAAGCTGTCTGCTGTGGAGCACACAGGAAAGGACGGCGGGCCGATGGAAACGGTGACTCGCATCGAACTGGTGGACATGGATGGCGACGGCGAGGATTAAGCTGCCCAAGAAGCTGCGCCCTGTTTTCTCTGGACGTGCTGACGTTCGCTGGGCTTGTGGTGGCCGTGGATCGGCAAAGACCCGCTCATTTGCAAAGATGGCTGCTGTGCGTGGCTACATGTTTGGAATGCAGGGTATCAGCGGGATCATCCTGTGCGCCCGCCAGTTCATGAACTCGCTGGAAGACTCCAGCCTGGAAGAAGTCAAACGGGCCATTGATGACGAGCCTTGGCTGAAAAGCTACTACGAGATTGGCGAGAAGTTCATTCGTTCCCGTGATGGCAGGATCAGCTTCACCTTTGCTGGTTTGGATCGCAACATCGCATCCATCAAGTCCAAAGGACGTTTGCTGTTGTGCTGGGTGGATGAAGCCGAACCAGTGACGGAAGAGGCGTGGACAACGCTGATCCCAACCCTCCGAGAAGAGGGGACGGACTGGAACGCGGAGTTATGGGTGACATGGAACCCCAAGCGCAAGACGGCCCCGGTTGAGGGCCGTTTTCGTTTCACGACCGACACGAATACAAAAGGCTGCGTCATCAACTGGCGCGACAACCCGAAGTTCCCCGAGAAACTGGAGCGCGACCGACAGAAGGATTTGCGCGAACGACCAGAGCAGTACGACCACATCTGGGAAGGCGGCTACATGGTTGTCAACGAAGGCGCGTACTGGGCGAAAGATTTGGTGCTGGCGAAAGAGCAAGGACGCATTGGCCGCGTAGCTCCTGATCCGCTGATGACCATTCGCCTGTTTTGCGACATTGGTGGCACAGGTGCAAGGGCTGATGCCTTCACGATATGGGCGGCGCAGTTCATAGGCAAGGAAATCCGCATCCTGAATCACTATGAGCAAGTGGGCCAGCCTGCGGCTACTCATTTGGCGTGGCTCAGGTCTAACGGCTATACGCCAGACCGTGCGCAAATCTGGCTCCCGCATGACGGTGACACGCAGGACAAGGTGTTTGACACCTCCTACAAGACGTTCTTTGAGCAGGCAGGTTACTCGGTCACCGTGGTGCCCAATCAGGGCAAAGGCGCGGCCAAGATGCGCGTGGAGGCTGCGCGGAGGCTGTTCCCTTCGATGTGGTTCAACGAAGCAACCACAGAAGGGGGGCGTGATGCGCTGGGCTGGTATCACGAAAAGCGCGACGAGCAGCGCGGTATCGGCCTGGGGCCTGAGCATGACTGGTCAAGCCACAGCGCTGACAGCTTCGGCCTGATGTGTGTGGCCTATGAAGAGCCGCACGGCAAGCCGCAACCCATTGTTTACAAGCGAAAGATGCTCGCATGAACGAGACCAAGACTTACCCAGATGGATCGCAGCGTGTCGGCTGCCCGCCATTCCCTGAACTCTCCCCACTGGAAGAAGCCCAGGGCAAGAAACCTCCTGAACCTGAACCCGCAAAGCGCGGGCGCAAACCCCAACCCAAGGACGAATGATGGCAAAGATGACCGACGACGCGCTGCTGAAACACCTGCAATCCAATGAGGATGATGCTGCGCAGTATGTCGGCCAGGTGGGCGAGCAGCGGCTTGCCTCGATGCGCGAGTACTACCGCGAGCCATATCCTGGCGACGAGGAATTGGACGGCTGGTCGCAGATCGTCACCTCCGAAGTGCAGGACACGGTGGAGTGGATTCTTCCCGAGCTGCTGGACGTGTTCACATCGTCCGATCAAGCGGTATCGTTTGAGCCTGTCACGCAAGAAGATGTGAAGGGTGCCGCCCAGGCCACGGATGCGTGCAACTACGTGTTCTACAAGCAGAACAACGGGTTCCTCACGCTGTACACGGCATTTAAGGATGCGCTGATTTCGCAGAACTGCGCTGTGATGTGGCGCACGGTCACCGAGACTGTCCGCGATGTGCAGGAAGTGCAGGGCGCTCCTGCTGAAGTCCTGGCGATGCTGGAGGATCAGGGATACGAGATTGAGGCGGCTTCGCCAGTCATGGGCGCTGTGGTCCCGCTGTTCAACGCCAAGGTGGCGAAGAAGGTGGAAAAGAAGAGGGTGAACGTCGAGGCGTTCCCTCCTGAACAACTCATCATCAAGCGTGGATGGACTTCTCCGCTCTTGCACGACTGCCCCTATGTCGCACGGGTGATGCCTGTCACGCTGTCTGAACTCAAGCAGATGGGGTTCAAGGTAGATGCAAGTGATCTGCGCGCATCTCAGGACGTATTCAGCGAAAGCAACACAGAGGAATACCGCCTGACCCGCACGGATGGCAGCTACACGCACGAAGACGACAACGTCGATTCCGAGGATGACAGCCTAGCCACGGGTTATCTGCGCATTGAGTATGTGCTGGTGGACTATGACGGCGACGGCCTTGCAGAGCGCCGCCTGATCCATCGCCTGGAAGGTCGCATTCTCTCTAACGAGGAAACAGACCACGTACAGATCGCCACCACTAGCCCGGTGTTGAATCCCCATCGCTGGGACGGCATGAGCATTGCCGAGGCAGTGGCTGATATTCAGCGGCTCAAGACTGACCTGACCCGAAGCGTGGTCAATGCCGCCAATCTGTCGAATAACCCGCGCAAGACGGTTCTGACCGACACCAACGGCAATCCGCTGGTGAACGTGGATGACCTGCTGGACTTCCGCATTGGCGGCATCGTTCGCCAGTCTCGCGCCGATGCTTTGGGCATGGAGCCTGTGCCGTTCAACGGTCAGGCCATGCTGCCTGTTCTCGCGTATGTGGATGAGATGGCCGAGAAGCGCACAGGCGTTTCAAAGCAGCAGCAGGGCCTGGACTCCAACGCACTGCGCACGGATCGCACGGCGGCAGAGGTCATGATGACCGCCAACGCAGCAAAACAGCGCGTGAAGCTGATCGCCCGCATCTTTGCCGAGACGCTGGTGAAACCGGTCTTCCAGGGCATCCTCAAGCTGTTGACAGCCGGGGAAATGGAGCCGCTGGCCTTCCGCTTGCGTGGTGATTTCGTGCGGTACGACCCCAACGAGTGGCGCGACCAGTACGACATGACCACGAACGTGGGTCTTGGCACTGGCGACAAGCAGCAGCAGATTGCGTTCTTCCAGAACCTGATGCAGATGCAGATGGGCCTGTCTCAATCGCCGTTTGGACAGTTGATGATCGACCCGCAGAAGATCTACAACACCGTGGCGAAGATGGTGGAGCTGGGCGGGCAGAAGAACGTTGGGGACTTCATTGGCGACCCACAAGGCAAGCCATTGCCCCAGAGTGGCCCACCGCCTCAACTGGCGATTGAACAGGCCAAGATGCAGCAACAGGGCCAGCTCAAGCAGATGGACTTGCAATACAAGGCCCAGGCCGATGACTTGCAGCGCCGCCAACAGGCAGAGCTTGAACTGATCCGCCAGCAGGCCCAGCAGCAGACCGACGCCAACCGGCAGGCGATGGCAGCGCAAATGCACCGCATGAAGCTGGAGCAAGAAGCGCAGCTAGACGCCTTGCGGGCGCAGTACGAAGACCAGCGCCATGTGCATGAGATGGAGTTCCAGCGATGGAAGGCCGAACTCGACGCATCGGTGAAGGTGACGACTGCCAACATGGCGCGGCAGATGCCGATGGTTGACCCGGCCACGATGACCGCTCAGAACGAAATCAGCCGGGAGGTGCAGCCATGACAGCGGTACAGGCCGACGATAAAACCATGCTTGCACGGCTTATCTCGAAAGAGTGCTCTAGGGCTGGATGGACTTATGAAAAGGTGCGTTTGATTTGCACTGGAGCTGCATCAACAGGCCTTTGCGCCGAGTATGCGCTACACAAAGCCAGAGCAAAGCAAGTGTTGGACAACATGAGGCGTGCCAAGCAATGAACGACGCAGAAATTGCCCGCATGGGTGAATACGCCCGCCAAGCGCTGGACAACCCGGCACTGAGTGAAGCCCTCAAGCGCTTGCATGAACTGGCCTTGGAGCAATTCAAACGCACAGACATTCGGGACGCTGAGGGCTTGAAGCTGGCCCGCCAATTCGCCGCCGTGACGGATGACTTTGAAACCATCCTCAAGCGCATGGTGGAAGGCGGCAAGCTGGCGCAACTCAACCTGGACAAGCACCGGGACGAAGGCGCAGCCCGCAGGGTTGTGCGCAAGGTTTTACGGTAGTCACCTACCTTTTTGGGCCTCCGCAGTGATGCGCGCCCGTAGCCCTCTCTGGTGACATGAGAGTGGGTTCAGACCATAGGAGCATCCAATGGACGGACAAGCCGAATTGGCCCCGATTTCCACTGATGAACTGGCTCAGTTCTTGATCGACAACCCCGAATCTGATGGGGCCGATGAAACCGAGGACACCAACGAGCCAACCGACGCAGCCCCCTCCAACGAGGACACGGAAGCGACGGAAACCGAAGACGACAGCCCGGATGATGAATCGGAGGAAGACTCCGACGAAGACAAGCCCGATCCGACAAGCGGTCGAAAATTCAAAGTCACCGTCAAGGGCGAAGACGGCGCAGACCTCGAAACAGAGGTTGACGAACAAGAACTCGTAGCAGGCTACCAACGTCAAGCGGACTACACCCGCAAGACGCAAGAGCTTGCGCGGCGAGAGGAGCAGGCGACAGAGATTGTCCGGGCCAAGGTTACCGAGGCTCAGACGCACTTTGTCCAACGAGCGCAAATGGCACAAGCGGTTGTGGCTCGGCTCGCCGGATTGCGGACTCCCGAGGAAATGCTGGAGCTGTCCCGCGTTGACCCTGCCGGATACGTGGCCGAACAGGCCCGCCAGCAGCAGGTGCACAGCGTGATTGCCGGGTTGGAAAACCAATGGCAGCAGGAACAGTTCCGCCTGCAGCAAGAGCAGCAACAAGCCCTGCAACAGAGCTTTGCACGCTGCTGGGGTGTGCTTGGGCAGAAGGGCATCGATAAGCCCAAGCTGCAACACATCTTTGAAACCGTCGCCAAGGACTACGGCATTTCACAGGATCGCTTTGCGATGCTGAACGATCCCGCTGTGGTGATGGTGATGCGTGACGCTGTGGCTTATCGGGAGCTGCAGAAAAAGACAACTGAGGTCAAGAAGAAGGCCGAGAGCGCACCTCGCCTGCCTCAGAAGCAATCAGTGCCCCGCAACGAGCCGACAGAAAAACGGCGCGTAGAGCGGCTTCGCAGTGGTCGTGGGTCGCGTGACGACCTGGCCGCTTTCATCGCACAACACAATTTGTAAGGAGGTCTGCAAATGGCAGTCCCAACCAATACCTATACCCGCTACACAGCCAGCACCAACGTCCGTGAAGACCTGGCCGACTTCATCGCCAGCAAAGATCCTGAGAAGACGCCGATCATCTCCAGCGCTGGCCGTGGCAAAGCTGCCCAAACGCTGCACGAATGGAATCGTGACGCTTTGCGCGCCCCCAATGCGGACAACGCCGCGATTGACGGCGATGACGCCACCGCATCGGCCAAGACTCCACCAAACCGCATCGGCAACTACTGCCAAATTTTCACCGACACGGTGCAGGTTTCGGGCCGTGCCGAGAAGGTGGACAAGGCTGGCATGAAGTCCGTCCTGGCCTACCAAAAGGCCAAGATGTACAAGGAGCTGATGCGCGACATGGAGAAGGCCACTGTGTCGTCTAACGTGGCTGTGCTGGGTTCCGGTGCTGCTGCCGCCAAGATGGCTGGCCTGGGTGTGCTGCTGTACACCAACGCCAACCACGGCGTAGGCGGCTCTACTGTGGCGCATACCTCTGGCGTGGCGACAACTGCCCCCACTGCAGGCACTGCCCGCGCTCTGACCGAGGCCATCTACAAGAGCACTTTGCAGACCACGTACACCAACGCTGGGGACGTTCCTAACGCTGTGTACTTCTCGCCTGCCCATAAGGTGGTAGCTTCGGGCTTCACTGGCATCGCCGGTATCCGCGCGGAAGTGAAGGGCCAGAACCAGGCAACCATCGTTGGCGCGGCTGATGTGTACGTGTCCGACTTCGGCGCTCTGACCCATGTGCCTCACTACATGATGGCCGGTGGTACGAACGTGTACGGCCTCGACCTGTCCGAAATCAAGGTGGCGTACCTGCGCCCCTTCCAGTCCACGCCTCTGGCAAAGACTGGCGACAGCATGAAGGAGCAGCTTCTGGTTGACGCCACTTTGGTGGTGGAAGCCGAGAAGGCCTGCTTCAAGATTAGCGACCTGTCTGGCGGCTGATCGACTGCTGACTGAGAACCAAGAGGGCCCTTCGAGGCCCTTTTTCTTTGGGGGCCACATGGACTTCGGACGTTTTTCTATTGACGAGGGCGTTGACCCCCACACAGGTGTGCGCACTCAGATCCATTTTGAGAATGAGCAGGTCGTCATCAAGAAGACCTACGACGCAGAACCCTACTTGCAGCGTGTCGCAGAGATGCGCGCCCGCAATGAAGGCAAGCGCTGGGGCGATGGCAAAGAGGTTGGGGTCTTGCCTCCGTGGGTGCACCACGAAATCAACATGATCCGTGACGACAAAGAGCGCGAGAAGGCCATGAAAGCCTTTTTCCGTTCCAACCCAGCATTCCTGGCGTATGACGCCTTCATCAAATGAACTGGGGCGAAATCAAAGCAGCGGTGGTCGCAATGAGCCACCGTACAGACATCGATGCGCTGTTCCCTGTCATCCTGAAACTGGCAGAGCAGCGGATTTACTTCGGTGAGATGAACGCGCCAAAGGTGCGATGCGCGGCCATGCGCCAATCGGCCACACTGGCAGGCGGCACCCAGCCAGCCGGGTACTTGGAAGCCATCAAGATCACGCCCAGCGGTAAGCCTGAATGGCCGCTGACATATCGCCCGCTGGAGCAGATGCCCGACGCATCGGCCTCCTTTACCTGGGATGGTCAAACCTTGGTGCTGTCCACCGATCAAGCCTTTCCGGTTGACCTCACCTACTACGGCAAGCTGCCCAGCCCGGTACTGGACACCGACGAGAACTGGATCATGGCCCACGCGCCAAACATCTACGTTTCCTCTCTGTTGGTAGAGGTGGGCCGCCGCAACCTCGATGACGCTTTTGCAGCGCGTGAGGCCGCCAATTACGCATCCTCTGTGAATGCGCTCACCAGCTACGACAAGGCCGCATCTCTGAGCGGTTCGCGTCTTGTGATGAAAGGTCGATAAATGGCCGTCGAAACCGCTCTCTATCCCAGCCAGCTTAATACTGCGCTCCCTGCCTCGTCTGACTTCGTATCTGAGGGTGACGACCATCTGCGGCTGCTCAAGACGGTGGTGAAAACCACGTTCCCCAATCTTGGCGGCGCATGGAACGCCACACAGACAGAGGCCAACTACATCGTCGGTGTGACCTCTGGAATCCAGGGCCAGCTTGACAGCAAAGCACCAAAAGACAGCCCGGTCTTTACTACTGCCGCAACCCTTCCAGCAGCGACAACGATTGGAACGGTGACGACGGCCGAGCTGCTCACTCTGTCGGGTGTGACCTCCAGTATTCAGACTCAGATCAACGGCAAAGGCGCTATCACTGGGCAAGCGTGGACGGGCTCGCACAGTTTTACTGGTGGGTCGATCACTGTTCCAACTCTTACACCGGGTTCAACTGGTAATGGCGCGGCAAGTGTTGATTTTGTGAACTCTGCGGCGTTTGCATCTACTCTTCCAGGACAGAACGCAGCAACTGCAGGAAAGTTCACTACCTCTAACGGTTCTTCTGCGTCTTGGGCGTTCCCATTTCTTCCGGAAGTCCCCGTATTAGGAACGACCGTAGCAGCCGCTGTTGGCTCTCTTTACCGTTTGCACAACGTAGCCGCGACGACCGTCACGTTGCCTGCCAGCCCTTCGGATGGTGATTGCATTGCAGTGTTCGCCGCCAATCGACTTACCACCAACGTCATCGCCGGGAATGGCAACAACCTCTGCGGTCTTGCAGAGGACATGACGATTGACAACCCTTATTTGCCAGTGCAACTCAAGTTCCGCGCAGGGCTTGGATGGGATTTGATCTTATGAGTAATTTCAGCCAATTCTTCGGTGGCGGCTCTATCAAGCCGTGGAATAGCGGCGAGACAGTCTCGCAATGGGACTATCGCCGCAGCCCGCTAGATGGCGAGATTTACCAGCGAAAGACGGCAGCGGGCAGCGGAACTACTGACCCAGCCGACGATGTGGCCAACTATGTGGCGGTGAGTTACAACAGGCCTGCTGCCATCGTTAACGAATTCAGCGCAGGTGGTAGTCCGCAAGGAGGCGCGACCCTGGCTGCCCCGAATCAAAAAGGCCTGTCTGTTGCCCCTGTCGCTAACACTCGCACACTCATAACGTCGGTCACCGGCAAGGGGCGGATTCAGAACCTCGCCTTCCGTTACGGTGGTGCGGCAGGCCGCCCGGACAACGGCACTGCCCGCATTGAATTGGTGCTTGATGGGCGCACGCTGTTCAACGCATTGTTCAACACAGGTTCGGCAGCTAACTCATTAGCGGTCGCGGTGGTGGGTGACTTGGTTTATGACCCAGGGACGTCCTCCGGGGCTTACTACGGCATTGCAGATAACCCTATCGAATTTGCGCGCAGTTTCCAAATTTTCGTAACCAACAGTTGGACTTACTCAATCCCATCCGCGCTTGTGATGGCTCTGAACTACCAAGGACGGACATGATGACCGCACAGATTACAACCCCGGAAGGCATGGAAACCGTAGTCATTGACGGTTTGACCATTACGCGCTGGCCTGCTCAGGAACCATCCCAACCCACGGTATTGCGACGCATCACCAAGCTGGCCTTCCGCAACCGTTTCACCAAAGCGGAAAAAGCCGGGATCGAGTTTGCAGCCTTGGACGACCCAACAGCGCCCATCGCACAGCGCCAGCAAGCAGCCGCGCTGCGGGCCGACCTGAAAGACCAAGAGCAGGCCACCTATATCGACCTGGACGACGAAGACACCCGCACTGGCGTCCTGACTCTGGAGGCAGCTGGCCTGATCGCCGCTGGCCGTGCTGTCGAAATCCTCGACGCACCGGTGCAGGACAAGGAACGTCACACAGGCTGATGCATCACGCAGACAACCAATGATGAAAACTATCCAGCTTCTCGGGCAGTACGGCATCAACAAAGACACCCAATCCCAAGAACTGCCGGACAACGCATGGTCGGACGGTGCAAACGTGCGGTTTCGTAATGGGGCACTGGAGCGGATGAAAGGCGACCAGCGTGTCTTTGACGCGCCGGTGAGTGCTCCGTATTGGCTCCAGCCCTACAACACCGCAACTGCCCAGTATTGGGTACATGCGTGCCTCAACGCTGTCTATGCAGATGACGGAACGACCCGCACCAACATAACGCCCTCAACCGCTCCAACAGGTGGAGTAGATGACCGATGGACAGGCGGCGTGCTGAATGGTGTCTTAGTCATGAACAACGGCAAAGATGTGCCGTGGTATTGGGACAGAACACCAGCGGTCAATAAGCTGGTTCCATTGCCAGGATGGGACGCGAATTGGCGTGCACGATCCATCAGGCCATTCAAGAATGTGCTGGTGGCCGTGGGTTTGACCAAGGGGACGGACTTTTTCCCTCACATGGTCATGTGGTCGGATGTGGCCGTTCCCGGTGCTGTGCCGACTTCATGGAACGTCGCTGACCTGACCAAGCTTGCCGGTGATCTTGATCTTGCCGAAGACCCTAGCCTAATGGTCGATCAGATGGTTATGGGTGATGTGAACGTCATCTACAAACAAAACGCCATGTACGCCATGCGGGCGAGTGGCGGGACGGATGTTTTCAGCTTCCAGCGCCTGCCAGGGCGTCAGGGGTTGCTGACTGTTGGAGCGGTGGCAGATACCCCGGTTGGGCATGTGCTGCTTACCAATGGTGATGTAGTGATTCACGCTGGGCAGGGTGCGCAATCCATCATTGATGGTGTGCTGCGGCGTACGCTGTTCCGCACTATTGACGCCACCACCCGCCGGAGGGCTTTTGTCACGACCAACCCTGCCGCATCAGAAGTGTGGATCTGTTACCCAGAGCTGGGAAAACAGGCCTGCACGAAGGCCATGGTGTGGAACTGGCGCGAAAAGACATGGAGCCTCCGCACCCTGGATAACGTGACCTATGGCGCGACCGGGCAACTTGCCAAAGGCGCAACACAGGCATGGAGCGCTCAGGCGTATTCATGGGCAGATGCCACGTTCGCATGGGATGAAGATGAGCTATCGCCAGCGCAAGAGCGGCTGTTGCTTTGCTCTGCCTCTGCAATCTCTGCGGCTGATGTGACCGGAACCCGCAACGGCGCGGCTTACACCAGCTATGCCGAGCGCCTGGGGCTGTGGTTTGGAGAAGCCGCCAGGGCGAAGACAGTGCGCGGGTTGACTGTACGGGTCGAGGGGGCCATCGGTGCCAAGGTGCAGTTTGAGGTTGGCGGCACGATGAACCCAGAGCAGGACGTTGAATGGTCTGCTCCCGTGACCTACACGGTTGGACAGACGGCCAACAACGAGCTGAACCTCTTTGCAACGGGCCGGTATATCGCCCTGCGCATCACCTCGCTGGACAACCAGCCTTGGCGCATCACATCGCTCGATGTTGATTTTGTGATGGCAGGGAGGTATTGATGTACCGCAAGCGCAACGTGCCGGGGAGTGCAGAGAGCCTCCCGGCATTTTTAGACCAAGAACTATCCAACATCGAGCAGGCCCAATACGGGCCTTTTCCTTTTGTGCGGCTGGAAGTCGTGCACACACCGCCGGGCAAGGTCTTCGACGGGATGGTGGTCTTGGCGGACGGCACCGACTGGAACCCCGGTTCTGGTGGCGGTGTGTATTGCTATCGCGCCGGAGCTTGGCGCTTTTTGGGTTAAGGGGAAATCATGGCCTGGACATATCAATATGCAGACGGCACCACTGGCGACACGCCTTGGAAAATGGGGGCCGATGGTCAATACGACATCAGCCAAGAGGGCACGGTCCAATACAACACGCCCGGCTCCACTGGGTACTCTGGATCACAAATCGCGGGCATGATGGGTTACGACTCACCGCAAACAGGTGGCCCCAGCTATGCAGGCGGTGCAACGTTTGGCGGCGGCGTGACCGGTGGTGGGGCGACGACCAACTACATGAAGCCGGAACAAATTGGCGGCACTGGATCATCCGGCAATGCGGGCTACACCCAAGGCCAGAACCCCTATCTGTACCAGATGGGCGATGCCTTGGTGCAGCAGAACACGCAGAACTTCAACCGGAATGT